TGTTAACGAAGAAGAAATACATCACCCAATAGGACAAGAAGATATACATATTGTTCCTGTTATAGCTGGTGCTGGTAGAGGTGGTCTTGGAAAAATATTATTAGGTGCTGCATTAATAGGTGCTGCTTTTTTTGTTCCTAATGGTTTAGTTTTTAAAGATGGTATATCAACAGGATTTGGTTTTGCACAAGCAGGTAAATTAGCAAAAGGATTGGTTTATTTAGGTGCTTCTTTAGCTTTGCAAGGTGTGTCTGAAATGTTATTTCCTTTACCAAAACCAAAAGAATTTAAATCAGAACAAGACCCACAATTATCATTTAGTTTTTCTGGTACACAAAATACATCAAGAGCAGGTACTCCTGTTCCAATAGTTTATGGAGAGATAGTAACAGGATCAGTTGTTATTAGTGGTGCTATTGATACTCAGCAGGTACAGGCATGACAAATCCTAAAATTATTAGAGGTTCTGGATCACCTTCTCCTCCTACTCCACCTCAACCAACAAGAACACCTGATACTTTACATAGCAGACAGTTTGCAACTTTCCTTGATCTTATTTCTGAAGGAGAGATTGAAGGTTTTGCCTCTGCATCAAAGGAAGGTAGAACGCAGGGAACTGCTGCATATAATAATGCTGCACTAAAAGATGTATTTCTGAACGACACTCCTGTTTTAAAATCAACTGCTGATTCAACTAATCCAGTTACAACTGATTTTAACTTTCAAGATGTAACATTCAATCCTCGTTTTGGAACATCAGGTCAAACAAAAGTTGAAGGTATTGAAAGTAGTTCTTCTGTCACAGCAGTAGGAGTTACTGTCACTCAATC